CAAGCCAAAGTCTTCAAACGCTGAGCCGGGGGCCGTCGATTGCTTATAGAAACGATCACCGGCGAGAAAGACAGTTCCGTTAGGAACCTCACCATTCGCGACAGCCTCTGAAGCCGATTCTCTTGTGGGAAAAGTAAGCATCCCCTTAGAGCGTGAACCAGCCGTTTGCTGCGTCAACTGTGAGGTTGATGTCGCCGCCGTTCGGCGTCACGGGCAAACCGGTCTGGCCGGTGTCGATGTAGGCAACAAGATGCGAAGTTCCCGCAACGCCAGTGTCGATGTAAAGCACAACAGCCTCGACGGTGGCCCCCGTCACACTGGTCCAGCTTGGGTTATCCGAGTCGAATTGTCCGTCCGTGAACGTCTTCGTCGTAAGCGTCTGATCGGTTCCGACGCGACCTGAAAGATCGCTCAGGAATTCGTGGGTGGCGCCTTCGCCAAGGGGCATGATCTCTTTCGGTTGAAGCGTCCCTTCGATATGCCGCACCAGACGAAGTTCGAACATCTGACGGACACGACGCTGAGAGACGCTGAGTCGCTTCCAAGGGAAAGCGTTTCCCGGTTTGAAGCGATGACCGCCCGAAGTGAAACTCCGGACGGCCACGAGAGGCTTTTGGGGATCGAAGATGGGTGTTTCAATGAGTCGGGCCATTCCCGAAACCTCCTTCAGTTGCGGTTTACGCCGCGATGCTGTTCCACATGTAGCCCAGATCGGACGACACGACCTTGTGGTCGAAAGCCATCTCGCCTTCGATGACGGTCGAACTGATCTCGTCGAGATAGTAGTTCTTCATCGCCATGCCGAAAGCGTTGCCGGTGCCAAGATAGCCCTGCCACGAGAACGTGTAACCAGCGGACGGGATCATGAGGCCCGGAGCCGGGGCCGCGTGACACAGAAGGGCGTTCTTCCCGAGAATGAAGGACGACGCTTCGGTCGCGCCCTCTTTCGCGGTGTTCTTGACCGCCTTGGCCACCATGACGCGCTCAATGCCGAACAGAGCCGCAAGAGTCTGCTCGTTGACACTCGCCGGGTTGCCGTTGCCGACGCCGCCCGAGTATTTCACACGGTCCACGATGTCCGGGTGATCGGTCAGCGCATCCATGACGTGCTGGCCCAGAACAAGGGTGTTCGCCTCACGTCCGGTGTTCTCCATCACGACCGTCTTGGCCGCGCGGATGTCACCGATGGGATCGCCACTGGTCTGATCCGACCACTGGATCACTTCATCGGTCGCCGGAGACGAAGCAACGCCGGTGATGTCGGTATCCCAGACGCCCGAAGTGAAGTAATTGGAAGCCCAACTCACCTCTTTCCGGATCAGGAGTGTCTGGGTGACGTATTCGGCACCCGAGCGTTCCAGATTCAGAGCGGCATCTTGGTTCGCGACGATCTGGTCCGAGATGTCGTGCCGAAAGGCCCAGACATCTGCGAAGTAGGTCGGCGTGTTGTCCAGATTGAAGCCACCGCCCGGTGCTCGCGAGCCGGGTGCGCGCTTCTCCGCTTCGTCGCGGTTGAAGTCTGCACGGCTGTAGACGAAGTACCGATCCGACTGCTTCATCACCGGCACGTTCGGGAAAACCCGGCCAGCAACGAAGTTCGCTGCGTTCTGCATGTAGGCGACAGAGATGTTCGTCAGTGCCGCGTCCACATGGACTTGGGATTGTGTGGGGTTCATTCCTCAGCCCTCCTTATGCGTTCTTGCCGCGCGGATGGAAGAGGATTTGAATGACCTCCCCGCTTGCGCCGGTTTCGCTTGCCTCGCCAAGGATCACGTCGCCGCTGGCGGCGTTTACGGCCAGACCGCTCGCATCACATGCGACCGGACCACCACGGGTGACGGTGCCGCCACACTTGACCTTGACCTTTCCGCTGATCGCGACTTGCGCCGCACGACCAGCCGCTGCCGGGTCGTTGTAGAGCACACCAACGGCGTATGCCCCATCACCGCAGAGGTCGATCTGACCATCTGCGGAAACCGCCACGAACTTGTACTGATCCGACGACATGTCGGAGCCAGCCTCGTAGGTGACGCAGTTTGCTGCTTGATCGACTGCCATTTGTCAGCCCTCCTTAGTTCGAAGCGCGCTCAGTGCGCTCTTGCTTCAGAAGTTCGGCACCCTCGCCGGACTTCGTGACCTCCGCGAAGGCGGTCTCGAACGTGACCTTGTTCTCGTCAGCATAGCCCTTGGCCAGCTTTTCCAGCTTGTAGCTGGCAGAACCTTCGTCACGGGCCGATTTGCCGACTTCCTCGAACTTCTTCGAGACGGCGGCGTCAGCGGCCTTCAGCGCCTTCGTGAGCGACTCACGGGCATCCTCTTCAAGACTGTCGAGAGCCTTGACCAGAACACCTTTCTCGGCGTCGGTGCCGCCCAGATTCGGGAACATGTCGGCAGCTTTCTTGGCCAGAACTTCGGCCTCGCGCTCTTCCTTCATCTTCCGAATGTCGGCTTCCTGTGCTTCGAGACGCTTCAGAATCGGGGCAGGGACAGCCGATTTCTCGACTTTCTCACCGTCGATCTCGACGTACTCAGGCTCAGCGGCCTTGCTGATTGTGACTTCGCCATCGTCGGACTTCGAGATGGTGAGGTCAGCGTCTTGCGCCGCCTTGGTCAGAGCCTCGACTTCGGCTTTCGCCTCGTCACGCTCTTTCTCAGCGGCTTCTGCGCGCTTCGTCAGGGTCGAGACCTCGGCCTCGCTCGTCTCCAGCGCCTTTGCCAGTTCTTCGGGCTTCATGTGATTCCCTCCTTCGTTGCTGGCGGTTTCAGTTGACGGATTGAGGCCGTCCTTGGACTTGCACAGAACCGTCCGTGCAAGCTGATTCATTGGCCGGTAGACCAACGAAACTTCGTTAAGGTTGATGTCTTTGAGAAGCTTGCGCTTCTTAGGCGAACTCATAGCGTTTGCCCTCCCCACCGATGGAGAATCCGGTGAAATTACCGGCCTTCGCGCTTTCCCAGTGTTCGTCGTCGAAGACCTTCATGCCAATTGCCCACCCTTCAACGTCAGAGTGAATGCCAAAGGCATCCTGAATTTCCTTCGTGAGGGGAATTGAATGAAGTACGACCCCGACATCTTTTCCTTCGTGCTGCACCTTCGCGGCGCGAGCCTCTTGCATGAACAGGTTCGCGGCTTTCATCATCTCGTCGGGGGTGATGATGTCGCCTTCCTGATCTGTGACCAGTTGACCATGAACCTTCGAGACTGAGGCCCATCCCCAGACTATGCGCTGTTCGGGGTCCATCTTTTCAACTTTTCCGTCGAAAAGTAAAGATGGTTTCTGTTTGTCGTCACTTTTGCCGATGTCCACCGACCGGGACAGCATGGCAGAAACGGTCTTTATCGACTCGGCAAGGCTGGACAGGGTGGACATGAACGCGGAGCCGTCTTCTTCGGTTTCTGAAAAGAGATACTCTTCCTCGTCTGACCCCGGTCGCCAGAACTTTTGGCCATCGACGATGGTCACATGAACACGGCCACCCATCCCGAGATCGACCGACCGGGCCGAAGCTTCAGAGCGGAAAGTGAAGAGATCATCATTCACTGCCCGTTTCTCGACGTGATTCATCTCAGCGTCGAAGTCGAACGGCTTGATATTGACCGGCCCGAAATTCAAGTCTCCCGAGAACGGCGTGATGCTTTCGAGATCGACCCCTTCGCCGTTGTAGGTGAGAGTGACATGGGGGATGAAAGATGGGAAATCCCAAGACGCGCCATACTCTTCGCGGAACAGAAGCCAGTCCCGGACAATTTCCGGGCTGTCGAATACAAGTCCCACTGCACGTTCCCCCAGAGGGAGAAGCCATCTTGCTCCGCCTTTCGCTTGGACCGCATCATAGAGTTTCCATTCATAGCGTTCTGGATCGACAATGACCGGACGGCGAGACGCCATCACGGTCACATGGAGATCGTCGGGGAGAAGCGTTGTCTCGAATCCGACCGACTTGGCCCAGTCGATCAGTTCCTCGGCATTCAGAAGCGGGCGCTTGGCATAAAGCGGCTGCGCGCCGCTGGCCTTGTCGATTGCGGCATACGCCTTCGCATAAGAAACGATTGCTGAATTGCCTTCGCTGAGCGAAGCGGAGAAGGCGGCTTTGAAGACGTGACGAAGTTCCGGGGAAACACTCTCCAGAGTGTCCGGAAAATTCAGTTCGTAGTCTCGCGGCATCCCGACATCCTCATTTGACTTCCTCCCAGAGGAAGCTGAAATCGCCGGTCACGTTGGCTGTGTCCGTAAAGGCCACGAGTGCCAGAGTGATCGGGTTCGAACCGTCTACGTCCAATCCGAACGGCAAACGATCCGAGATCGAAACTCTCCCAGTCGGGGTTGGAGAGGTCCGAGCACCAGACAAAGCAACAGCACCATTGATCAGGATGCCACCGCTGAAACCGGTTGCGGTGGAGTTTACTTCAAGAATGGAGTCCGAATCAACCGCAGACCAAGCACCACCTGAAATGGTCGGGTTGTAGAGAATTCGCGTGTAGACAGAGCCGCCTGTCGCCGTTGCTTCAAACCCCAGTGGCAGGAACTTGGCCCTGTTCTCAATTGAGTTGAATGTCGCCGCGTGACGAGCGGCAAAAATGACCGCTGCGCTCCCCTCTCCGTTCGGGATATCCACGTCCTGAAGGTCTTGAAAGAAGGGGGTGGCGCTTACAAGCTGCGCCCCGCCCTCGGACATGACAGAAGAGCAAATCTGCACCATCGACGGGGCCTGAGCCGGGGTTCCGGTGTTGACGATCTCATAACGCACCGGAAGGTTGGCAGTGGTCATGTAAGGAGTGGCGAGGTTGTTCGCATTCAGAAATTCATGGACGTAGTAGACAAGTCCGTCGATCACGAGACCGATTCGAACGCGCCCCACCCCGAGCCATTCGATGTCGGTCAGGAAAATCTGCGTCTTTGTCCAGTCAACCGTGACCCCGGACGGCCCGCTGCCGTTCATCGGGTCGATGTTCCAGTTTGATTGGTAGACTTTGCGCGCGTCTGAGGGAGTTCCGGAAGAATTCGAGCGGAGAAGGGCAAAGACTCCGTTGCCATCCTGTCCAAGAAAGAGACCGTTTCTGTCGTCACCATACCCGACATAACGGGTCGTGCCGGAGACCTCTTGCCCGAAGAGGAACGTGGCGAGCACGAGTTGTGACTTGCCCGGTTGGTATCGGAGATACTCGCGCGTCTGCCGCACGATCCTGTCGCCGGGGGCCGTGCCAAGGGTCATGGTGACACTGGACCAGTTCGGG